TCCCATGCGTTCTCGTCGTATGCGTTCTGCAAGATGCGCCTATTGATGCCGAAGTAATCGAACACGTTGTTCTCGATGCGCTCCATTTCGTCGGCGGGAATCGTCCAATTCTGCGCCCTGAGCTGCTCGATCGAAACGAACGTGGAATCGTATACCATCAACGGCGTATCGTTCTCGTCCGAAAGGTTATCCTTTGCGAATCGGTCACGCTTCTTCTTCATGTCCTCTTCGCGGACTTGCCCGTTGAGTTGACCGATGAATCGGATCTGTGCGGAATCATTGATGGATTGCTTCTGCGCATCTTCCTGCGCCTTGAGCATCGAAAGCGTATTGTAGAGGATGTTCCCGTCGCCGAACCAATCGCTCCTGTACTGGAATCTCGTGACGATTGCCACACGTTCCAACTCGATTGCCCTGTACGGCGCTTCCTGCGTGCCTGTTTGGTCGAAGGTAGTCCACCGCAGCCAGTAATCCCCATCGGAATCCTGGACAACATCAGCCCATGCGAGCGGAATCGGATAGAAGCCTATCTGAATCTGCGTGCCGGGTTTGTATTCGGGGATGACACATACGGTCGTGTTGTTCATGTAGAGTGTGGCGCACCTGTAAAGGAACTGGGGCCACGTTTGGAACTGGTTCGGCGAAGTCTCAATTGCCCTGCGCACCCTCGGACGCGCATTGCCGTGGATCTCCGGCTTGAGTTTCGAGCAGGCTACTGCGAATCTCTCGATAACCGAACGGACGAGGACTTGCTGGTACATCGACCCGTTCCAGCCTGTCGTATACGGCTGTGCGCCTACCGATTCGAGCGCAACCGGCAGCTTATCTGTCTGATTGCCGAGTATTTTGTCGAGGATTTTTCCCATATTCCCCTTGCTGTCCCAATCATGGTACAATTACCTATAGATTGTATGCCACCGCAACGATATATACTACATGATGTGGCAATGGGGCGATTTAGGGTGATTTCGGGCGATTTCGGGAAGGAGTTCGATGTCAACTAAGAGCAAATTGGAGCAGGCTGTCGAAAACCAGATCGCTAATCTCAACGACGCTCAGAGGGAATTGGTGCTTTCCCAGTTCTCGATTTACAAGCAGAACAAGGCGGCGATAGCCGAGATAGATTCCAAGCTGCCGCTGCTCGAACCGAAGTACGCGCACTCCATCGACGAAGTAAAAATGCAGCAGACGCAGCGCATGTCCCTTACATACGAACGCAACCAGCTCGCAACGGCTAACAGTAAGATAGCAACAGAGTTGTTTGCGCTTCTCTCAGGCGGTGACGAGCAATGAGGAAGCGGCTATATGTATGCAATGGCGAGATCCCTGATTGCAAGAAAACATTCTGTGCGTTCAACGGCACAGGAGATTGCTCCCATACATCGAACATCAGATATGCACGTTACAGCCGTCCGAGGGAATGGGATGTACTGAAAAATGGAAGCAACATAACGCTCATAGAGAAAATGCGCCCAGATGGGAAGTAAGCGTCAAATATCGGACGCAGAGAAGTACCTGCTCGACGTGGAATCAGGTGAGATTGTGGCGTGCAAACGCATGAAGCAACTCGCCGACATGATGCTTCCGCGTTTCGAAAACGGCTACAAAAGATGGCACTTTGATATAGACAAGGCGGAGCGCCCTGTGAAATTCATCGAGACGTTCTGCTGTCTGCCGTCTGGGAAATTGGGCGTCCCGTTCATCATGGAGCCTTTTCAGAAAGCTGTTGTGGAAATGGCTTTCGGCTTCGTAGACGATGATGGCTTGCGCCAGTTCCACGAAGTCCTGTGGGTAATGGGGAGGAAAAACTCAAAGACCACGACCGGCGCGGGGTTGGAGCTGCACATGCTCGTTGCAGACGGAGAGGGCGCACCGCAGATATACAACGTCGCAACATCGAAAGACCAGGCATCGCTTGCATACGGTGCAGCCCTCAAGATGGTAAGGCAGTCGCCGGAACTCTCCAAAGTTCTCGTGAAAGGAACTGTCCCAGAGCGCGACCAGGACGGGATTAAGTTCGACAAGAACTTCGGCTACATCACTCCGCTTACGAACCAGACGCGCCACCTTGACGGTCTTGACACGCATTTCTGCCTGTTCGATGAGATGGCGGCTTCGACGAACCGAGATCAGTACGACCTTATGAAACAGTCGATGTCTGCACGGAAGCAGCCGATGCTCTGGGCGATAACCACCAATGGGTTCGAACGAGAGAACCTGTTCGATGACCAGTACGATTACGCATGCGGGATACTCGACGGCACTATCGACGACGATAGGTTCCTGCCAGTCATATACGAACTTGATTCGCGCGACGAATGGCTTGACGATCGCTGTTGGATAAAGGCTAATCCGGGGCTAGGAACTATAAAGTCGTGGGACTATATGAAAGATGCCGTCAATAAAGGCATGCAGGATCCATCGTTCCTGCCTACGCTTATGACGAAGGACTTCAACATGCCCGAATCGAGAGCGGCTGCATGGCTCACGTTCGACGAAGCGGTAAACACAGAACCTATGCCGCCGCTGCCTGAATCTGGCAGATATTCCGACATCGGATTCCGCTATGGCATCGCTGGGTTCGACGCATCGGATACCACCGACCTCTCTGCTGCGAAAATGTTGATGATGCGGAAAGATGACCCGAAAATTTACGAGCTGTCTATGTATTGGTTGCCTGAAGATGCACTCAATAGGGATTCTGGCTACCGCAGGGAACGCGACGATGTTCCCTACCGCCAATGGGAGGAACGCGGTCTGCTGCGCACGGTTCCGGGCAACATCGTTCCGAAGCGCGTGTTCATCGACTGGCTCGATGAGATAAAGCAGAACTACGACGTATATACGTTCGCAATCGGGTACGACCCGTGGCACATCATCGGCATGGACGAGGAAATGCTGATGAACTACACGGGGCGCGGTATGTGCGAGCCTGTCCGCCAAGGGCCGAAAACGCTCTCTCAGCCGATGAAGCAGTTCAGGGCGCAGCTTGCAGGGAACCTTGTGATAGACGGGCATAACCCCATTAACGAATGGTGCCGAATGAACACGAGCATCAAGACCGATTCCAACGCGAATATCCAACCCGTGAAATTAGGTGGAAAGGCAAAGAACAGGATCGACGGCATGATGGCTGAATTGTGCGCGTATATCGCATACATGCGCCACAGGGACGAATATGAAGCGAATTTATAGTAAGGAGGAAGCATGAAGCACGCATTGTATTCGGGAAGCAGAAATCTATACGGTGATATGCAGACTGCTGCAAAATCGCTTATAGCAAACAGCGATGTTGACAAGGTGTGGCTGCTCGTGGAGGACGATACCTTCGATTTCTGGCTACCTGATTTCTGCGAAGTGGTAAACGTCTCAGGTCAAACCTACTTCCCGAAGGATTCCGCGAACATGAAAACGCGGTTCTCGTATTTGTCCCTTATGCGTGCTGCGCTCGCATTGATGCCAGAGCTTGCCGGAATCGACCGTATACTATCCCTCGACGTTGATACCGTCTGCGTAATGGATGTGTCCCATATATGGGACATGCCAATCGACGACTGCTACTTCTCCGCATCGAGGGAGGATGCAAGCTGCTTCAAAGGGATGCTTTACTGCAACACGGGCGTGACGCTCTACAACTTGGAAAAGCTGCGCGACGGCAAGGCGCAGGAAGTTGTCGATGCCCTCAACTGGCGCAAATACGACAACATCGAGCAGGACGTATTCAGCTTCATGTGCCAGGGGCATATCCACGATATGCCCAGCGAGTACAACGCGACAAGATTCACCGATCCCGTGAGGTATGCACGCATCAAGCATTATGCGGGATATAAGGCAGAGGTATGGCGCAATCAGCCGCCCGTCACCGAATACAGGCACATGCCGTGGAAAAAAGTTCTCGACATGCACGAGAAGGCGATGAAGCATGCCTAACGTCCTCGTATCCGTCCCTACTGTCGGCGGTTTCGTCAAGTCGGCATTGCAGGAATCGCTCTGTAACATGTCGAATGCCGGATGCGACCTGATATTCCAAAATGTCGGGGACTACGGGATCGCTATGGCGCGCAACATCATGGCGCGCAACGCGATCTCGGGCGGATACGACTGGCTGTTGATGGTCGATTCTGACATGGTTGTTCCGAAAAACGGATTGGAGCTGCTGCTGTCCCATGAACGGGACATCTGCATGGGATGGTATGTGCGTGGGACAAGCGACGATGGCAGGACGAGCGCTGCGAAATTCAAAGGACGCGACCACCAAACCAACTGGAACGCAGACGAGCTTGAGCATTTGGCGTCGGATGGCGGGACATTGTTGAAGGTGAAGGGCAACGGGCTTGGCTTCGCACTCGTAAACGTGGATCTGCTGAAGCGTATACCGCAGCCGATATTCGAGTTCGTGGAATGCGCGAACGGGTATCGGTGCGGAGAGGACTACACGTTCTGTCAGAAATGCGCGGATTACGGAATCGACCTGTTCATCGACGTGCGCGTTAGATGCGGTCATATCCACGATAGGATGCTTTAGGTGGTGTTCTCATGGGCATTGTAGTCGATCTGCTGTTTATACTCGCAATCGTGGTTGCTGTTGCATCTGTCGCCGTACTGTTCTTGGTCGATGCCGGGATAGCAGCGTACCTGATGATGATGGCGCTTTTCCTCATGTCATCTGCGGTTATGCTGACAATCTACGAAGGGCATGGAAAATGACGAAAACGGCAACATGGCGCAACACTCCGTTTGCGCATCAGTTCTACCACTCGAAAGCATGGCAGAATGTCAGATCGCTCGTATGGGACAGGGCACACGGATTGTGCGAAAGGTGCATGGAACGCGGTGATGTTGTGCCTGCCGATGTTGTGCATCACAAGATACCTCTGACGGAAACGAATGTCAGTGATCCCGATATATCGCTCAACCCGGAACGTCTTATTGCGTTGTGCAACGACTGCCATACGGAAGTCCACAAGCAGCTCGGCATCGGCGCTATGAATGGCGCGTGCATAGAGGAACCAAGGGTAGGATTCGATTCGGAAGGAAACGTGGTAAGAAAATGAGCGAGCCGTATTGTTACCTGTGCAACGGTTTGAATGTGCTCCCAAGCTGGGTTGAGAGCGTAGACGAGGACGAAGCGTTCGGCATGAATCCTGAGTTAACCAACATGTGCATAGAGGAAGGGAAGTTGAGCATCAGGATCTACGACTTGGCTTACGGGCGAGAGTATATCGCGCACTTCCCTGTTCGATTCTGCCCGAATTGCGGAAAGGAGATCCATGACTAGTAAGGCAGATGCGCTTACAAACGCAATAGAGAAACAGGCGAAATCGCTCGACCCGGCGCAGATGGAGTTCATACTCGCAGAGTTCGAGACGTATAAATGGAATGCGAAGAGGATAAACCAACTCGAAAAGCAGCTCGAAGCATACGCAGAGTCAGAGGATCGCAACCTGGACATGGAATCGAAGCTGTTCAGGCAGCGGCATCAGCTTGTCGCAGAGCAATCTGCGCTGTTCTCGCACATCATGCGCTGGCTGAAGGGAACAGCCACAGAGGAATCCGCGCTTGACGCCTTCTTAAACGCCTGACCTGCGGAAACCCCCTGCGAAAAAACAAAAAAATTCGCAAACGCATATTGAATCTTTGAAACGCGCGCGCGTATAATCGAAAAAACCAAAAATAGCCGCGCTGCTTTTTTTGCC